CCGCCTCTATGTATTATTCCTAATTATAGTAGCCACAGTACCTATTGCGCCAGTACCTACAGACCCTATAGGCGTTACATCAGTCTTCTTCAGAGATGATACCCAAGCTACCGTAGTAATAATAGATGGCGTTGCTGGAATGGCTGGTGTTGTACCAGATGCCGGCACCGCTGCTAAAGCCTGAATTGTGGTTGCCGTGTTGTATGTATGCCACATAAGTTCTATGTAGTCACCAGCAACCATGGAATCAAAGAAGTTTAAAGAACCAATTAAGTGGCCATCTATACTGCCATGCTTGTTTGGCACGGAAAACTGGCTATTACTATTAATAATATCGGTACCGTTTTTCCTAAACCAAACGTCAACATCATGAATTTGAGAGTCTGTATTAACAAACTGCACGCTAAACTGGATGTTATAAATACCGTCTTGGCTAACAATAACCTTGGAATTACGTGTCCCAGTAATGGTTGTACTTGATACCGTCTGTGAATTATTTACCTGATAGGTTCCAGTACTTCCAGTTGTTCCAGTTAATTGCGCAACAATGTAAGTGTTTGCCGTAACTCCCGTTCCAGTCACTGCCATACCAGGAAATAAAGCACCAGAAGTAACCGCAGATACCGTCATAGTAGTAGATGCTGGGCCTATAGATGCCGTAAATACAGCTGTATGGGCGCCATAAGACACGCCATTACTGTAATCTGTGGTGTCGTAAGTTATGCCATAAGCTTGCGAAGTTGAGCCGTCAGCTTGGTTTAAGGTACTAGAGAATGACCCATACGGAAAGCTAATCTGCTTACCATTACCATTAAATAACGAAGCGTTTACCTGAGAACCAGTAATCTGGTTTCCAATAATATTGCCACCCTGAATGCCGCTGGCTGTTAAGTTTTGCAACAAAGCATAAGTTGCCAGCAATCTGTAGGTATTAACGTCTGTGGCATTAACAGTGGTTGCATCTAGCGTGCCAACATCTAAAGACGGAAAGTAACCGCCATTATTTAAAAGCGTGATGATTTGGTCTAACGCACTATCTACTGAGTTAAAGTAAATACGTAAGATGTTGTTGAGCTGATCCTGATACCCACGGTCATACTGAACCGTACCAAACGGCAGACTAGGGGATTTCTGAGTCTTTGAGATTGGCATTATCTGCGGCCATCCGGACGAATATCTATACGTGGCGCACCTAACTGCCAAGTGGTATCAATCTGGTTAGACTCAATCTTGAACGACATTTGACGACCACGAACACGCACATAAATGATGTCAGTGAACTGCTCAATAGGCACCGTTGCAGTTCTAGTTACAGTGGCATTATCGCTACCGCCAACAGATGCTGGGTTGGTATATCCAGAACCTGAACCTTTTAATGGGTACAAAGTCATGGTAACAACTGGGCTGGCTGCCGTAGATCCACGGAATGTTAAGTCAGGAACAATACGCCATACGAAACCAAAGTTATGACCGTCATCAATGTCAAATTCAGAAGACTGAATGTAGGCAGAAATGGCTGTTGTAGTAGAAGTTTCGTTGTTATTTAAACCCTGCTCATGGTTCACTAGGTTATTGCTGTAAGTAGCCGCTAAAGGATAATCACGCAATCCTGAGTCTAACCATGCAGTACGTCCTAATGTGCCGTAGTACCAGATGTCTTCAGCATAGTTATAAATCACATACTTATCCACAACGTTGCTACCTGCTGAACAGTAGAACCACCAGACTTCGTTAAAGCCTTCGTTCGTGCCAGCAAAGATTTGGTCTGCTTGGGCTGTATTAATATCACTAAAGATGTACTGTCTTAGGTCGCAACGGAGTGTTTGTACACGACCATCGTATTTGTAGAACTTATCCACACCCATCCAGTAAGTCACACCAGAAGCAATCACGGCTGCGTTCTGACTCTCAATAGATAGGTTATCGCCCAATAATGTTGAACCCCAAACACCAGCGCCAGCACCTAAATACTGGAGAGAATATAGGGAAGAATCTGTCCAAACTAGAATCTCTTGACGAGACTGAATGGCCGTTACAATCTGTGAGCCGTGAGAAAGAGTCAAGCTACCAGCCTGATTAGTAGCAGCTGGCGTCCAGTTAACGGCAGATTCTTGGTCTGACCAACGAATTAACATTGGGTTTTGTACAGATGTACCGTAATCATTACACCCGAAAGCAAACACAAATCTGCTGACGTCAGATACATAGATATAGTTCTGAATAGTTGGCACGTCTGATGCGCCACCTAATGAACTAAGATTTACGCCACGAACAGTTAATCCAGTGGTTGCATCCCAGTAGTACATGCCACCACCACGTGGGCCAAAGATTAAGTCTTCACCAAAGTTAAGCTGACTCCATAAGCGCAATGAATCAAAGTTAGTGGTACCAACGCCCCATGTACCAGAACCCCATGTACCAGCGCCCCATCCAGACACCGGAACTGCAAATGCTGGGCCTGTATTAATCTGATAAGCCGCAGATACTGTTCCACCCATAGGTGAATTAGACGCATCTGTAGCATTTGGCGTGGTGCCAATGGTAATTGTGTACGTATTGACGTCCACGTAAGTAATCTGAAACTCTTGATTAAAGTCAGCAGCGGTAACGTTACCACCTACATAACCGATAGTCGCACCACTAAATGTGACGAAATCACCATTTACAGCACCATGAGCTGAGTCTGTAACAGTAACCGTTCTTGAACCATTTGTAAGAGTAAATGGATTTGTTAGTGAAACTGTAGAACGAATAGGCGTAATGTCGTTATATTGACCGCCCCGCTCTATGTAAAACTTAAGGTTTGTTCCAAGTCCAACTAGGTTTAATCTGCCTAAAGTTACCCAGTTCCATAAAGAACGGCAAACTCCTAAGAATGTAGCAGATGAAATGCGCTGCCAACCACCAATAACTTCTGGCGTTCCCTGACGAAAACGGATTTTGTCGCAGTCATAATACCCGCCTTCCGTGGTATATCTAGTATTTTCACGGTTGACGCCTGGTTTAAATATGAGCTTCTTTAATGGCATAGCTGTACCTTAAGATAAGAATAGCGCTCGCTCATCGTTTCTACGATTAACCAAGCCTTTCAGTACTTTACCACCAGCTATCGTGTACTTCAAGAACTCTTCGGCTGCGCCTTCAAAGTCGCCCCGTAAGACCTTTTGACGGAGCGTTGATCTTTGTAATCCGCCCAAGCCGAGGTTAAAACTAAAACTGACAAGAGCATCAAACTGACCTTGTGTAAGCTTAACTGGGCAATAGCGTTCCACTCCCCGCTCAAAACGCTCCAAATCATGTCTAAGAATGTCATTTACTTCCTCCATTGAGAATGTGCGGTTGTCTTCATCACGCAACGGAACTGAGTCTCTTTCCTCTAACTTTAGAGCGCCTTGACGTGGATACATTACATGGCCCACGCCTATCGTCCAAAGTTTAGCTGGACATCTGTAAGGGCGCTGACGAACGCCCTCATGATGCTGCAACATTTTAATAAGTTTGTCGCTTACTTTCATTTCTTAAATGCCTGTCCACCGAAGTAGAACGCAATAATAGAAGCAAAAATCTGCTGAGATTCGTCATCCCATAACTGGTCTAACGCTTCACTGAAGGCAATGTCTGTATGCCATGCGTACCAGAATCCAAATATGTCCACAAAAGCAAGAAGCAAGAACATACCGTAAGTAATAGCGGGACGAACCATTGCTCTGGCGTTGATAACCCACTGAGACGCGCCTTTAGCTGACTCAACATCATGCTGTAATAACGCCATGTGGACGCTTGCATCTGCTTGGATGGCAACTTGTTCTGTACGGATTTCTTCAACACGGGCTTGCGCTGCATAGCCTTTCTCCATCATTTGGATTTCACGCTCTGTCTGCATGCGTGCTAGTTCTAACTCATGCTTCTTATCAGCACGGTCTTGAAACATGTCCATTAACTTAGGTACACCGCCAATCAAGAAAGAGATTACGGTAGATAGAATTGTCATCATGATTAGTTTCCTAGGCGGTTAGTTGTTGCGCGTTTAAGGGAGTTCATCTCTGAACGAAGAGAATTAGATGTAACTTCTAACTCTACTTTTTGTGCAGCCATGCCAGCACGAAGCTCTTTCTGTACGCTTTCTGCAACAATCTTAGCCTCTCTAGCGTCCATTACTGCATAGTTCAGACGTTCCTGTAACTTGATAGTAGTCTCACGTAACTCTTGAACCTTTTCTTCCAAAGCTTCTACCTTACGTTTAGATGCGTAAGCCGCGCCAGATACGCTATCAAAGTCTTCATACATGGCTTTTACTTCATTGAACTTTGTGATGCCAGCATAACCAGCGCCCAATATGGCAGGAATACCTGTAATCACAATGCCAGCAATCATGGTGTTTTGCTTAGCCCATGTTACCCACTTATCTACAAAACCTTGTACCTTATCTAACTTATCTAAATCGCTCATTGCTCGTACTCCACAGTATCTTTTGTAATTGCGTTAATTGTGATTGACTCAGTAATAGAACCGCTACTGAGGATGTCCATAAGGAATTTATTATTTTGTCGTATCTCAAGAGGCAACTCCTGATTGATTGAGGCAGATGGAAATGGATTCATTCTCTGCACTACTGCCCCCACTTTTTGCTCCAATGACAACACACGGCCAACCACTGACTTTTGATTCATCCCCTTCGGAGGTTCTGGTGGTGCTGTTGGTGTAGTCGTTGTCTGAGAAGCTGTCGTTGTCGGCGCAACCACTGCCGCAGTTGCAGGTGCGGAGAGGATTGTTTGGGCAGACGTGTTGGTAGTTTGGGTTGTCGTGGTGGGCGCCACCGCAGTCGGGTTCATTGGACTGATTGGACTCACCGGACTTGTCGGATTCGTTGGGTTGCTCAGAGACTTCTTGCATGTGTCGGATATAGTCGCCCAAGGTGCGAACACTGGCTGACCGTACGGGTCTGGGCAAGAAGATGTCCGAGTCTGGGTGATCAAACCGATATAACCCGTCTGACATTGTAAGTTTTGGGTCTCTGATGTTATTTTGCATGTTGGCGGATCTTGAACGCATGTATTGGAGGTTAAGATCCACGCGCCTTGGACGGGCGAGCCGTACGGGTCTGGGCAGGTGTTTTGCTTGGTGTACGTTTTTTGGCCTGTGTAGTGGAGGCCGCAGCTTTCGGTTTTTGTGTCTTGGCTGGCTTGGCAACTTGGCGGGTCTTGGACGCAGGTGTTGCTGAGGTTTTGCCAGCTGGTGTAGCTTTGCGTTTGGTAGTTGTACGCCCTTTGCTGGATGATGGCTCCGCTTTGGTGGACTGGGCAACTGAGGGTTTGTTGCTCAAGTCTTGGCGGGATTTCTCTACAACTGTTGATGGTTGTAACCCATCCTGTCCACTCATTGTTAGGGCAGGTTTTTGAGTTTTCTTGGGTGATTGAACCTGTGTACCCTTGTGGGCAGCTGAGCGTTTGGGTTTGGGTGATTGTTTGACAGATGGCTGTGCAAGTATTTGACGTTGTAACCCACCCTGACCAAGTACCGCTAGGACAGGATTTGGTGTTTGTTTGGTTGATTCCGCCTGTGTATCCGCTTGGGCAGCTGAGCGCTTGCGTTTGGGTTTCTGGTTGGCAAGTGCTAGGGCATCCCTGCATCGTTGGCCAGATTGAACAAGCAAGTTGCTGGCAGTATTGGAGTGTTTGCCCTTCGTTTCCGAAGATGGAGCCGTAAACAGGTAAGCCACCAGACGATTGAGTATAGTAGCAACCCGCTTGAACATTACTGATCCTTAGCAGGAGCAAGAGCAACAGGATTAGGTACTTTGCCATAGAGCTTCTCAAATCGTTTTGGTGCTTGTTTAATCCACTCATTACGGGCTGCGTCACCTACTAACCCATCAATTGGACATGGAGAACCACTCATTAACATGGCGTCCCATACTCGCTCATCTTGGCAAAGAATGGCAATTGCTGCCACTTTAAGACCTTGATTACCCATCTCACGGCTAAGTTTGATGCGCTCACAATTCGTATCAGTGTACATAGTGCCGCCAGAAATACCAATGACCGTAGAGCTAATAGCTCCGACTACAGGAACTGTACAAACATCATTACCAAAAGCAGAAATAGAAGGAGCCATCGCTGCTGGCGGTGGCTGCCCTTTGTAATTAATAGTTGTATCCTCAGCATGGGCTAAGGATATAAAACATAATCCTAATAATGCTTTTTTCATGCCGCTTTCTTATACTTGGTTAACGCTTTGATAACCATAGCAACTTCTTCTTCAACGGTCAATCCAGATTCAATCCGTAAGTCATACATCTCAGGCGCTTGGAATAACTTATTAGTATCCTCAAATCTGCCTTCTTTAATACGGTCAACCCAGATATAGAACCCTTCGCCAAACTGGTCACGAGTGTGTTCAGTCGGGCAAACAAAGTCAGCTATCGTATCTAAGCCTTGTTCATTTAATACATCTGATAAAGCACCCATACGCTGCGCCTGAATTAATCGGTCAGCATACTCAAAACCTAAATCAACCCATACACGATTACGCATCGCATCTGCATTGAGATGAACAGCATTTATTTTCTTAGCCAACGCTTCAGCTAATGTGGTCTTGCCTGACCCTGGTAAACCCATAATTAAGATCTTCATAGTCGCTCTCTATTTAGATAGTTTGTCATTACGTTCCGTAGAACGCCCTTCTTTTGGACGGCCTTTGATGGTTGTATTCTCAAAGATATCGCCCTCTTTCACATCATACGCATAAATCCCCATTTGGTGAACTGGGAATATGTCTGTTCTTAACATGATATCCAACGGTGCATTAATGCCGTATTTCAACGCATGTGCCAGCATATTCTTAGCTACCTGCGGGTCTATTGCATAAGCGTGCGCTCTGCAAATAAAGTGGTAGTTCGGGCCTTCTGAAGCATGTGGTGGCGTAGGTAATACCTGCCAGCCTTGATTGACTTGCTCATTAGAGCCTAGGTAACAAATAGAATGATGAACCGCATGTTGCATATAAGCCTGAACCATGACGGCATCATGTTCTAGGATTACCAACGGCTTATCTTGTTCTACACATTTAGCCCAAAGACTAATGTGAGATAGCGCACATGCTACCTCACCACGAGTCATATAGTGGTCTGTGACTTTAATCATGCTCATGACTTGACCGTGATGAAAAGGAGTTTTTAGCTCACCGCTAATCCCATCATAAGCATCCCAATAAGCATAAGGCATGCCGACCTTATCACAAGAATCGGCACATCGTTTTGCTAAAGCCTCAGACTTTTCGTTACCAGCTACCCGAATAATGTACGCTT